GGGTGTATCGGTTGAGGTCATCCGACTGCACGTCAACGATGCTGCGCTCGTCAACGTCTCCTGTTGCGATGAGGTTGGCGGCGATGAGGTTGCGCAGCCATTGACACGCGAACGGGTCGTTCTCGTTGTAATACGCTGTCAATCCGCTGCCCCCGCTGCGGTGAAAAAAATGCGCCAGTCTGACTGGCCGGGGGGCCGAGTCAGACAAATCAGGAGGGGTTCCCTAGGCGCGAATTTCCAACGTCATCCTATGTTCACAAACAGTCAAGGCCGCGGAACCAATTATTCCTGTGCGGCGTTTTCGCGAATCGTGCCCGGCGTCAGCGGCGTCACGTCGGCCCCGTCGTCGCCCCGGACTCGCGTTTTGCGGCCCGCCAGAGCCGGTCGGCGGTTTCGCGCAGTATCACGCCCCGCGTCTCACAGATCGCCGCCAGCTCCGGCCAGATCGTGCCGGGGATGGCATTCCGGCCACTGGCCCAGCGCTGCATCGTGCGCAGGCCAACCCCGAGATCGGCCGCCAGCGGCGTCTGCCACGAGTTCTCCCCGTAGCAGGCGGTGCCGATGGTGCGGAGCGTGGTGTGGTCTAGGGTCATGGCCGCATAACCCACGCCGCCACCGGCGCCGTCAGGACCATCGCCCAGAGGAGGAGGTGCGGGATCATATCCGATCCTGCCATTCCCACGCGCACAGCGCGCAGAAGGGACCGGAGAGAACGGCGAGCCAGGCGAGGATGTGGAGGGTGGTCATAGATCGCCCTCCGCCAATAGGTTGAGGTTCGGCGGCAAACCCTGCCGGCGCCGTTCGCGCTCCAATTCGCGGCAGCGCTCAAACAGGGCGTCCATCCGGGCATTGTACCGCTCGGAGGCGGTCATGTGCCGCCAACCGGGGAACCGGGTCTTGGTGCGTTTCGTGGTGGTCATGAGAACACCCATAATTCGCCATTGTGACGGATAAAACTGAACCCGGAATCTCGCGCCCATGAATCGAAGTCGATGTGGTAACGCAGATTTTCTGGGACGTTCTGTAAGTCGCCGCAATCCTCGAGGTATTGCTCGGCCCATTGGGCAATAGTTTCGCCTTGCCCCACGAATGCGTCCTGCGCGTCCACGAGCGTTCCGGACTGGTCGATGTTCTCGAGATAGACCTCGAGCAATTCGCGGTCGTGTTCGTCCATCTCGAGCCAATCAAACAATTCATCCGAAACACTGCTTTCGCTGTAATAGGCGCGCGGGAAACCCTCGAAGTCCTGAAACATCAATTCAGGGTCGGCCTCGTCTTTGTGGAGTTCGCGACACGCGGTCAAAAACTCGTCTTTGTTCGCGTAATTTTCGAGATCCAACCAAGCGCCTTTGATTGAGCCGGCGTTGTATTTGGAATAGGTGCCAACGTACAGGCGCGGCGCCGTGCTCGTGGTCTCTGTGGTGTGTGTGCTCATGTCTCAGCCTTTCTGCCGTTGTGTCGCCGGCTGGAGCCGGGGAGGGGTGGTGACGCGGCCTAACCGCATCGGAAGGCCCAGCGGGTGAGGCTGGGCTAACCGATGGGGTTAACTAATAGCCTTCTGTGTCGCTTAGCCGCTGAACCGCGCGCCAATGGTCTGAACGCGGCGGCGCTTTCTCTTGCATTCGGATGGAGCGCGCCATTGCCTTGCGGTTTGGCCATTCTTGGAACGTGATATCCCAGCCGGATGTTTTGCGAGCTGTGCGCTCAGGATTTGCCGGCTTGTGCTCAATTGAATCTGCAAAACTCATGGTATAGCGTTTCATCGTCTTGCCCTCTCTTATCCGTCTCAGGTGAGAACTGGGTTAATTCCAGACTTCGATTACGCGGCTGCCCTGCCCGCCAAACTTGCGCGCGACGTTGAACGCAGAGACATAATGCGAGAATTGCAATGCGTCGCGAACATCCGCTGTCCATTCGTCCGAACCCGCAAGATAATCGCCCTTCTGACGCAGTATCGCGTAAAGAACTGTCTTTTTCGGAGTTTTAGTCATCATGGCCTCTTGCCGTTCAGGGTCGGTCCATCCGATCCAGTGGCGGAGATATACGACGTGTCCCAAGGGCTGTCAATAGGTGTCACAAAATAATTGTCCTTGCGGTCACGTCTCGAATGTCCCAAGTTATTCCTATGGCTTTTGAACGCGATATTCCAATCCCGGCGCAACATAGGCCAGGTGGGCACGGTAACGGTATCGAACCCGGCCGGCTTGTCCTCGGCATGACCGTAGGCGACTCGGTGTTTCTGCCAACGGTTCAGCATTACGAGACGTTCAGGAAACAATTTCAGCGCAACGCCAAACCGCGCGGGTGGAAACTGGTCACTCGCAAAGTCGAGGGCGGCTGGCGCGCGTGGCGTGTGGAATAGCTTTACAAACCGGGCCTAATCTGACACCGTAAGCGTTCGCGGCGCCACTCAGTCAACCTGGGTTCGGCGCCGCAGTCGTTTCTAGGTGCTGGGACAGGGACACTTCGCAAGTGGTGTTTTTACCCCGGCCCCGAGACCGTCCCAGCTACACCGTTCCAGTTATAACCGTCTGATCCTGCTCGCTTATTCGCGGTCGTGCGGGTGAGTGGGACGGTGAACAGCCAGAAATCATATCCTCATGTGTGCGCGTGTGCGTGTGTATGTATATATGATCGCAGCGAATTACTGTCCCACAGTCTCCTATCTATCTATCTATCTTATTGAAATATATGATAATAATAGAAGGGACGGTTGACCCGGAACGGTCTCGGGGCCGGTACTGGGACGGGTATTCCTGGTCTCAGGTGTCCCAGTATTGCGCGCCGACCGTGATCAGCGGTAAAATCGGCCAATGGACCCAGCCCTTGAGCAATTCGCGCGCGCCATCGTGGCCGGCAAGACGCCACGGGAAGCCTATGTCTCGGCCGCCGTAGGCGTTACCGGGCGATCGTTGCCAGAGGCTACGGCGGAAACTGCGGCGTTAGTCGTGGAGCTGCGCGCCCAGGCGCCGGCTGTGCCGGCGGTTCCGGCCGTGCGCGGCCATGCGGCGGTCAGAGAGTTGGCGCGGAAATACACGGTGGAAGCGATTCAGGGGCTGGTCGCGATCGGCCAGGATCCGCTGGCGCCGCACTCGGCCCGCGCTATGGCGTGGTGCGCCGTACTGGATCGTGGCCATGGTAAGCCTGAGCAAAAGCATGAGCTTGAGGTTAGCGTGTTTGAGGGGTTGCCACCGGATAAGCGTGAGATTCTCGACGCGGCTTGCGAGCTGCTGTTATCGAGAGCGGCGTCGCCGGCCGTGATAGACGTGACACCGAACGGACGTGCGCACGACTGAACGCGCGTGTTGACACCGTAAATTTCCCATAATGATACTTGTGCGCAAAATTAACCGCGACATATCAAGCGGTTAGTTTAGGTGCCAGATTATCACACGCCAAAAACACAAGATGTGGTGTTCGATGCTCTGCGGATCGGGCCGCGCGTCGGTCCCGCCATCGCGCACCGCCGCACGTAAACACGCTCGCCCTCGGCCACGCGCGCAGGGGGTGGGGTCCCCCCAAGCGATCGAGCCAGGTACGAGCGCGGGTACAGTACCTCACCGCCGGGCCTCCACCCGCGTGTAACAGTTGACGGGGCCTGAGCAGCGGTGTAACAGTTGCGGGATGAGTGACGACCTCGACAGACTGACGCCCGATGAGTTGCGCGACCGTCTCCGCGAGATGGAGGCTGCGCGCGTGGCCGAGAAGTTGGCCGAGCGTGAGCGTGTACGGGAGGCCGTCAGGAAGCACAGGGCACGCAAGACCGGGTTGGTGCAGCCATGATATTTGTTTACGTCGTTGCACCCAGCTTTGACGGCCCATGCAAAATCGGGTCCGGCATATCCCCCGCAAGACGTGTTGCCGCATATCGTGCGGGCGCCCCGTGGCCGATCCGCATTTGGGCTACATGCCAGTCCTCTGATGGTCGCGAATTAGAGCGTGCGGCTCACCGTGAACTGGATGCAAAGCGGCTATCAAGTGAATGGTTTTCCGTAACTGTTCCGCAGGCCGTTGGCGTCATACACGACCTGATAGCGCGTTATCGCGAGCGCCCGGATTTTTGGAAAGACGACGCAATGGCAGTGCGTCTGTCGGACGACCGCCGGAGGGCGCGGGAGTATCGGGCCCGGAAGCGCGCTGCGGACGCGGGTGGCACTCCGGAGGGGCGGACATGACTGACGCCGAGGTGCGCACCGTAGCCAGGATCATGCTCACGGCCGATGGTTGGTGCAGCAACTGCAACAGTGACTTGCTCGATCAGTTAAGGGTTGCGTTTCCGGAACATACCGTTGCGATATCCGAGGTCGAGCGTGACGCTGACCGGCTGCACGGTCTGTACAATGAGAGTGTGATTGGATTTTCCGACAAAGGCACTGAGATCGTGCCTGTCTGGCAGCTTCCATGAGTTGGCTGCGTCGCCTGCTCGACCACATACTCGGCCACCGGCACAGGTTCCGGATGGACCGTATCGTAGCCATCAGGGACGTTACGCCCGACAGTGGATTGCAATTTGAGATGCCGACGGCAACGTACGATGTCCGATACGTTTGTCCATGCGGCGAGGTTCTCACGCAGTCTGAGCGGGGATATTTCTGATGAGCATGGTTATCTGCCGCGGCTGCGGGGATGTCGTGCGGCGCGACACCCATCGTTGCGAGGGCCGGGTGCTCGCGCGCCTGGATGAACCGGTGTCGGACGAGACGGCTGGCGTGATACTCGCACGGGTGCGGGCCAAGACCCGCGACCGGGTGCGCCGGCTGCGCGAGCGGCGGCGGGCGGTGTCTGGGGCGGTTGCGTGACGGCGTGAGTTACCTCGCGCCCCTGGCCGGCCTGTTCGTTGGGCTGATAATTTGGTTTGGAATTTTCATGACGGCTCATGAGTTTTCGCAGTTTTTACAGAAAAGGAAATCCCATGGCATATCTCGGCAAGGCACTGCGCAGGGTTCAGGTGATACCGGTGGAGCACAGTCTGGAGCGGGCACAGCCCACGCCTGCCGTCACTGCGGCACGCCCACAGCCTACGGCGACGCAGGTCTCGGCCCCATATGCATCCGCTGCTACCGCAAACGTAATCCCGCCCTCGCAGGACCCGGCGGTAGTTCTCCGTTGGCTCACTCGGTAGCCACGCCTCCCATGACCCCACTCGTATCACCGGCGCATGTCAGCAGGGCGCAGGCGAATGCGCTAACATCTGCCGTCGCACCGAAAACCTGTTGTCAGATTTGCAGCAGCCGGTATGGGGCGCTCATGGACAGCAAGTTTGAGCAGAAGACCGGCTTTGGGCGACTGTGTGTGCAGTGTTTCAACGACGTGAGCCGCGCAATGCTGGCGAATGGGCCGCTCACGGTGCCGACCACTGCGGCGATACTACCACCATGCGCTTCCTGCACTGGTCCATCTGAGCGCCTGTATGGAGCGACTGCGCTCTGCCGAAAGTGCTATCAGATGCTTTGCCAAAATGTGCCATTGGGTGTGCAATTTGCGCCCAATCTGATGGCCGCCGTGGCGACCGACGCCCCACCCAAACCCCTCCCCGTCTCGGACATCATCGTGGGCGAGATCATCGCGTGGCGCGGCTGGAAAATCCGCAACGGTTATCTCTCGTCGTTCTCGCAGAACACCGTCTGGCCGCCAAAAGAGCCTGTGACGGGCAAGGTCGGGTCGGGCGAGCACGACGCGGGCGTGTATGCGTTCAAGGACCGTCGCAAGCTGTTCGACTTCCTTGGTGGTGAGAGCCAGCACATGGTCTGGGGGTCGGTTGCGCTCTGGGGCGATGTCGTGGAGCACGAACTGGGATACCGGGCTGAGAACGCGGCGATACGATCCTTGGACGGATGGTATCCGAACAGTTCGGCGGACCTGAGCGAGTTGCGACGGACTTACGGTGTACATGATGCGTAGACTGTGGCGCTGGCTGACGGGGTGGCAGGCTCGGCGTGCGGTGCAGCGTCGGCTGGACGAGATACAGGCGGGGCGGTGGTAAATGCCTGAGCCATGCAGCACATACGGGTGCCAGAACGCGCGAGCGACCGAGTGGTACTGCATTGAGTGTCAGCGGCACCATGACATGCTGGACGCCACGCGGTCTGCTCCAAAGCCTTACGGCTGTATTTGCCCGCCGACGAGTGAATTGACGTGCCAAAGTCTCATGTGTCCGAGACGAGCGCCCATAAACTGGGGTCCGACATGACTGACGCCCCCACCACCGAGCTACAGGCGCTGAAGCTGGCATGGCAGGCGCTGCTGCGGGGCGGCTTGGCCGAGCGTGACCGTCTCGTGGACGTAGCACGCAGGCTGCGCGGGCAGCGCGAGCGGCTGACGGAGTTGCGGGACAGCGACTCCACGGGGTTGATGTGAGCACCGTTGACCGCCGCGCGTTGCTCCGTGCTGGCCTCTGGCTAGCCTGCGCTCCCGCGATAGTGCGCGCGTCATCGCTGATGCCGGTGCGGGCGTGGGCAGAGCCATACGATAGCCGCATGGCGCTCGCGATGTTCGATATGCTTCAGAACGAGCGGCCGATGACCGCAACCGAGGTTGTGCGGCGTCAAACCGCTGCGTTTAACCGGCTCCGCAGGTCGCATGAGCGAATTATCGCTGAGGCATTCCGGCTTGAGGTGCATCTGCTCCGCGCTGCGGCTGCCGCATGACCAACCAGATCGAGGAAGCGGCTGCCACGCTTGCCGCCCTCTCGCCGGACGAACTGCGGCAGTTCCAGGCGCGCAACCGCGAGATCTGGAAGAAGCAGGTGGCGGAGCGGAAACTGTACTCGCTGTTTCCGGATACCGGGCCGCTGCGGCGGGAGTTGTATCCGAAGCACCTGAGTTTCTTTGCGGCGGGTGGGAAGCATGAGCAGACCGTGTGGTGCGGCAAGGACTGTGATGGAACGGGCCATCAGGAGCGGGCGCTCATAGCTGCTAACCGCACTGGCAAGACGCTCGCCGTTTGTTACGAATTGACTTGCCACCTTATTGGTCAGTACCCGGAATGGTGGATAGGTAGGCGATTTGATGGTCCGGTCGTTGCATGGGCGGCTGGCGAGGATGCGAAGGCCGTGCGCGAGAGTTTGCAGGTGACGCTGATTGGGCCACCCGAAGCCGAGGGTACAGGGCTGATCCCAAAGGCTTCGATTACCGGCAGGTCCACACGCCAAGGTGTGGCAGACTCTCTGGACTCTGTTACGGTGGCGCACACAAAGGGCGGTGCATCCCGGTTACTGTTCAAGACTTACGATCAGGGGCGCGAGAGTTTCCAGGCAGCGGCGGTTGACGTGATGCTGCTCGATGAGGAACCGCCATCTGACATCTATTCGGAATCGCTGACGCGCACCATGAGCACGGTGCCGGGTAAACCCAACGGCATTGTGATGTGCTCTTTCACGCCATTAAAAGGCTACAGCGCGGTTGTGCAGGGGTACATGCCGAACCTCCGTGCACAGAAGGATGCCACATGAGCCGGTTTGCTGTTTCGATTTCGTGGGACGACGTTCCACATTTGGACGATCAGGCAAAGCAGTCGATCATCGACTCATATTTGCCGCACGAAAGAGATGCGAGAAGTCGCGGAATTCCATCTCCCGGTGCGGGCGCGATCTATCCAATAGCCGAAGCCGACATCACCTGCGCGCCATTCGAGTTTCCGCTATGGTACAGGTTCTGCTACGGCATGGACGTGGGATGGAACAGGACGGCGGCCATATGGGGCGCGATTGATCCGGAGACGGACGTTCTCTACTGCTTCAGTGAATACTACCGCGGTCAGACAGAACCGCCGATCCACGCGGCTGCAATCCAGTCGCGAGGCAAATGGATACCCGGTGTGATTGATCCGGCATCGCGCGGGAGAAGTCAGAAGGACGGACAGCAGTTGCTGCAAATCT